TTTAGAACTCAAAGGGCTTTGAAAGCTCAAAGCCAGGACCTAAGGTGGTTTGTTATTCGAATCTATCTTATTTCCTTTTCAGGAGTGCGGGGTCGCTCGCTATGGTAACGTGAAAGATAAAGTATCCTCTCCTTGAATGGAGAAAGGTGCACAGGGTTAATAGCCCTGGTAGACCTCCTGCCATTTGGACTAGGTCTTTACCTTGGTAACAATCATCTTACCCTCTAGTAGGCGACACAGGCCCCCATCTCGGTTCTGAGGATTCTCAGAATATGGGATGGTTAACCTGGAAGTCTTACCAACTTTCCTTCCCACGGTGGCTGCGGCCCGATCTCTGATCGGAAACCGAATAAGGTACGACCTATGAGGATCTTTCAACTATTACAAACAAAATTAAATTGTCTATATTTCGTTTTAAGACCCTTAACATAGGTAATATCTTTGCCATGATCGTGAGAAATCACGGTCGGGCCCTTATTGGTACATTCGTTAGAATGATGCCGATTTGGGCGGGTAAGGCTAGCCGAAATTCTGTATTAATAACAAAATTATTAATGAAACAGATTTCGATGGTGGCTAAGACTCAAGGGAAAGTCGGAGTAGTTAAGTACTTGAAGGCATGTACAATTAGACTTCAACAGGCATTAGCCGGTCAAAGTTTTAGTTTAACATCGCCCCGAGTATCTTGTACTAACTCTGGTTTACCTCGAGTCCTTCCTGTTAAACTTCGAAGATTAATTAGGGGTGAGAAGACTTCGATGATGCGATTAGCATTATCTGTCTTATCTATATTCAGAAGTGTTATTTACCCTTCTGACCCTAAATTAGATTCGATAATTAATCCTTATTCTGGTTCTTTACGAGCAGTTGATAATATTAAAGGGTATATCCCTTTATTTATTAAATTGTTTGTGAAAGTTCCAGCTCAACGTTCAAAGTCTCCAAGAAATCTTCTTAAAGGGGAGTTTTTATTTCTTCCCATTAGGAAAAGTTCTCCTCAGGCTTTGAAGGGTACGACATCTACCAACCCATTAACTCTAATCCGTTCAGCCCTTGCTCTATCACCTAATTTAGTTGATAGTTTAAGAGCCTTAGCTCCTTTATCTCAGGGAATTTCCCGAGTTCGAGGAGTTGTGACGGTAGAGCCAATTGGTTGGTTAGATTATATTCGTACCTTAGGTTCTAAGATACCTTTTTCCATTTGTAATGGTAAAGGAATTGTTGGAAAATTAGGATTTAAGCAGGAAGCTGCTGGTAAGATGAGAGTGTTTGCTATGGTGGATCCGTGGACTCAACTGATTTTGAGACCATTTCATCTTGTTCTTTTCAAGTTATTGAGAAGACATTCAATGGATGGTACTTTTGATCAGTTAAGACCACTGAGAAGAGGTTTTAAAAATAAACCTCTGTTCTCGATGGATCTATCCTCTGCCACTGATCGACTTCCTATGGATCTCCAAGTGCTTATTTTCCAAGCGATATTTGAATTGTCGCCTCTGGAAAGTAAAGCGTGAAGAAATCTATTGGTAGGTCGGGATTATTATAATCCCCAGACTCGTTCATCTGTAACCTATTCTGTAGGTCAACCGATGGGAGCTCTGACATCATGGGCAATGCTAGCAGTTACACACCATTTTATTGTGCAGGTAGCGTCGTGGCAGGTTCAAGGTATATCCCCTAATGATCCATTTGGATCATTATTTAGGGAATATGCTGTTCTTGGGGACGATATAGTAATCTTTGATAGGGCTGTTGCAAAACAGTACCATAAATTGATTACATCCCTTGGGGTGGAATGTAACTTGGCTAAATCTGTCCTTTCTCCTTCTGGAAAAGGGATGGAATTTGCTAAGAAATATTTCTACCAAGGGGTGAATATATCTCCTACACCGTTATCCGAATTTGCATCTTCCTTGGTTTCTATCCCTGCTCTGATTGAGTATGGAAAGAACTATCAACTGAGTTTTTCTCAGTTAATGAAAGTTGCGGGTTTTGGATATCGTGTGATAGGAGGTCTAAATAAGCCGATACTAAAACAGAATTTGAAAATTCGATATTTAGTGTTATCGACTTATTTAGCCGACCCTCATTACATCCTTAAGTATTTTAAAGGACTAAAGTTTTCACTAAGCAATGTCATAGTTTTAAATTCTATGAGAGAGCTGGTATTACTTGAGTACAATAAAATGTTTAAAGGGTGTCATAAGATACAGAACTTCCTAGTTTCAATGCCTACTGATCAACGGGTGACCGCCCAAGAAAAATTAATTCCTGGTCGGTTATTCGCTGACTTATATTGGATGATCAATCAACCAATCAAGCTTAAATATTCTATGTTTAATCATGATTTGTGGAAAGATCTCCCTGATATTCAGTCATCAATTTCAAAGGCAAAATTTCAGCATACATTAGCTAAAATTTTAGTCACTTTAATTGATAATCAGAAGAAGGCTTCGAAATTCGATATAGCTGACCTCTCAATTCACAAACGTGAGAAAGAGGTGGTTGATATCTATGGAAGAAGTATATCTCCTAAGATGTACTCCTTGACCGTTGCATACGATAAGATTGTTACAAGATTCAAAGGAATCTTTAACATAATATCTTCTCCACCGGAAGAAGTAACTGCTTTGGAAAGTGGATTTGTACCACTTGCCCTCTTCAGAAGACTACCTAAAGTTCTTTTAAACTTAAGTCGGTCTCCTTTTGGAAGGACTTTTATTAGACTTTCCTTAAACCGATTGAAGTGGTTCGGGTCATTTACCATCATTTTAAGTTTATTAACTTGAATAAATGGTTTAGGACCAGTCCTCTTAGGAGTTTTAGGTATTTGAGCAATCATACAAAAATTGCTTTTTGCAATATCACTTACTGAGGAAGTAGTACCTCCTCAAGAAGGTTCTTCATATATTTGGTCTATAGTGGGGAATATTCTTCTCCACTCAGCCGAATTATATTTAGCAGCCTTAGTGATAACGGTTGCTCATCATTACCCGTTAGTGCTGACTTGGATCCATATTCAAATAGAATTGATCCAAGATGGATTATCCATCTGGTCAGCAGTGGGAGACTGTATAGTTTTCCTGCATCAGTTGATGATCGAATCTTCTCAAGATTTGGTTCCATCGATTGATTCCATAACAAGTGTAATGTCTAAGACATCTACCTTTTCTTGTATGGCCATCGGTTTCACCGGAGGTCACTTGATTTGGTGGATTCTGAAATGGTTCTTAGGTTTCTAAGATCCAAAGCGCAGAACTACATCTAGCCTTACCCCAAACTTAGGACTTGACTACCTCTTCGAGGTACGATAGTAATCCTAAAGAATTAGAATCCTATCTTAAGGGTCGTCTCGGCATAAAATAGGGTTACTATCCCTAGGCTGATGCCGAGCTATGAG